TTTAAAAACCAAATACAAGTTGAGCACACTTGATGAAAGATGTGTTAGTAACAGTGTATCATGTCTAAGGAGAATACCCAATACTAAGTATATCTCTAAGATAACACAGGAACCTACTGGTGTATGGTGTACTCAGTTTACTGTAGATGAAGTAATGAAGATGAGTATAGAAGAGTTATATGGGTGTGCTATGGAAGATAATGCAAGGACCATAGAGCCTGTAAAAAGTAAAAGGGCTCTGAGAGATATGGTAGACTTTGCATGTGATTTATATGACATAGAACATACAGTAAGTAACTCTGTATCACATCTACTAGAACAGATAAATAGTGCACATGGCTCTACTACGCATTCCTTTACTACGCAAGGCTTTATTAAGCCTATAAGGGGGTGTATAATGGAGCTAATAAAGCATAATATAGCTAGGGGACACTCAAATCACGACCAAAACAACATCATCGCAGCAGAGCTTTTAAACGCTGGATGGGAAGATAAAGATATAAGTTTTGTGTTCAGTAGTATATATGACGAACCAGCCCGAGACTATGGTTGGTATGATGACGACCCAAACAAGGGTGGTTGGCAGATAAAGAAGATGCGTCAGAAAGAGATGCAAAGATATAGCAAAACAAAATTGAAGAGTATGGGTTTAGGATGTTCCGAGCACTGTCCGTGCGAAGAGAACTAGCGAAACCTTTAAATACTAACAGGAGATAGAAATATATGGCAAACAACGAAAGATTAACCAAAAGGTTAAAAAAAATCGAAGATTGGGTAGCCGAGAATGAAGAGATGGGCGGACCAAAAGGATATTTAGATACTATGGTAGCTATGTATCAAGGTAATGTAGCAGCTCAAACCAGAGTGCATCAGATAGACCAACAGTTTCAACAGTTGAGAACTTATGCATTTGAGTTCATCGACGAAAACGGACTAGCGGAAGAATGGAATGAATTTCTAAAGGAGAAAGACAATGCCATTCAAGAGCAACAAGCAGAGGAAGTACCTCTACAAGAAGAAACCGAAAGTAGCGAAGAAACTGTCGAAGCACCCAAAGAAGAAATCAAAGACTAAGAGCAAACATGGCACGAAAAAAGTTCAAGGATACAAGCGCAAATAGAAAAAAGAGATGGAGCAAAAAATCTCCTATGGCCAGATATGGTAAATCCAATGGTTCATGGAAAGGTGGGAAGTCCCCTCACTATTATAGGCGAAAAGCCAACGCAGGTAAGAACGAAGTCGTGCACCATGTTAGCGGTGGTAAGGGAGGTCGGGGTAAACCCGGCGTCCACACCGCTAAAACTGCTCGAAAGAGTAATCTCAGAAAGGTTACTGCTGCACAACATAATAAATTACATCCTGAAAAAGGGCGTAAAGCAGCAGCAGCAAGAAAAAGAAAGGGAACAAAAAGAAAAACAAAGAAGAGGAAGTAATGGTAACTACTACACAAGTTGTTAAGGAAAGAAAAAAGAAAGGTGTAGAAACCATACTGATAGATTATAAATGAACGAAATGAAAAAATATAAGTTAATACCTGATTTACCCGAAGTAAAACAGCTTGAAGAAGAACAGTGGATAATCGTAGAAGATACAGATGTTATAGAACGAAGAAAGCTCACTCTTAAAGAAATAAAAAAGTTATGTGAAGAGAGAGACATAGATATACTTGGACCAAAAGGTGGTCAATTATCTAAACAAGTTTTATTAGAAAGACTAGAATCAGATATAGAAAGAGAACGTCAAGAAAAAGTAGCTAAGGCAAAAAAAGAAGCATCTATAGTCAGAGAATATAACCAAAATAAAATAAAGGTTATGGAAAGGAACCTTAAAAGACTTAGAAAGGAAACTCAAAAAGAGTATGATATATTAAGTCAACAACAAACTAAGTGTGCGCAGATGGACGCTAAAGCTAACGAATTACGAATATCTATCAAAACACTCAAAGAACTTTTGTAATTTGAGAAAAGCTTTATATAGTAGCTTAAACTATAGAATGAAACCGCAAAAGGAGTGGTATATTTGTTTAAAAATGAAGTAGCAGAATTTATATATAAGAGAACATATTCTCGATGGATAGAGGAAGAAAACAGGCGTGAAGATTGGCCTGAGACAATAGAAAGATTTATAGGATTTGTAACAGAAGAAAGACCTGACATTCCCGAAAAAACACAAAATAAGATACGCAAGTATATGACAGAGTTTGCAGTGATGCCCTCTATGCGTTTTCTTTGGGCAGCTGGTCCTGCTGCTAAAGCAGACAACACAACTATCTATAACTGCTCCTTTGCAAAGATGAACACTGTTGACGCTTTTGCTGAATGTTTATATGTCCTAATGTGTGGTACAGGTTTTGGATTCTCTGTAGAAAAGGAAGAAATAGAAAAATTACCAGAGATACCTGTTATTAAATCAGGGCAACCTTTACCTAAGATAAACGTAGAAGATTCAAAAGCGGGGTGGGCGGATTCTGTAAAGACCCTCATGAACAGCTTATATGAAGGACAAAATATTTATTTTAATTATGATTTAGTTAGACCGGAGGGGGCCCGTCTAAAAACTATGGGTGGTAGGGCATCAGGTCCTGCACCCTTAATAAAGTTACATGATTTCCTTCGGGAAACTATGCATAACGCCCAAGGTCGAAAGCTTACACCTTTAGAAGCTCATGATATTTGTAATCAGATTGCAGAGATTGTTGTAGTAGGTGGAGTTAGACGCAGCTCACAAATCTCTTTGAGTGACCTTGATGACCAAGAAATGCGTCACGCTAAGGACTGGCCATATCCAATCAAAAGGGCTATGGCCAACAACAGTGCTATATATAGAGATAAGCCTACAGCAGCTCAGTTTTTACAAGAATGGGGCTCTTTGGCTCAGTCAGGCACTGGTGAAAGAGGTATATTTAATCTAGAAGCTGCACAAAGCAAAGCTCCATCTAGACGTTATGCTCCACTAATACAAGGTACTAATCCTTGTGGAGAGATAATGCTTAGAGATATGGAGTTCTGTAATCTATCTGAAGTGGTCGTCAGACCAGAGGATGATTTAGACTCCCTTTTAGATAAGGTTGAGACAGCAACTTGGTTAGGAGTCATACAGAGCTCATTTACTGACTTCCCATACCTAAGAAAACAGTGGAAAAAGAACTGTGATACGGAATGTCTTCTAGGCGTCAGTTTAACTGGTCAGATGGATAACCCTTCTGTGTTGAGCTCGGAGGCACTAGCGGCCCTTAAAAGCCGTGTTATACGCATTGCACGTAAAGCATCAGGAGTATTGGGTACAAAGATGCCTGTAGCAACGACTTGCGTCAAGCCAAGTGGCACTGTTTCACAGCTTGTAGATTCAGCCTCTGGAGTGCACCCGCGATACTCACAATATTACATTCGTAGATACAGGATAGCAGCTAGAGACCCACTCTTTACAATGATGAAAGATATGGGAATCCCATGTAGTCCTGAGACTGGTCAGACTGAAGAAGATGCAAGTACTTGGGTTTTAGAATTCCCTGTCAAAGCACCTGAAGGATGTATTACTCGTAAAGATGTAACTGCTATGGACCAATTAAGTCATTACAAAAACTTACAACATAATTGGTGTGAACACAACGCTAGTATGACTGTATATGTTAGAGATGATGAATGGTTTGAAGTAGGTAATTGGGTGTATAAAAATTGGGATATAGTCAATGGCGTGTCCTTCCTACCTTACGATGGTGGACATTATAAATTGGCTCCATATGAAGAAATTGACGTCCATACCTACGAAAGGCTTATAAAGACCCTCCCCCTAATAGACTATAGCATTCTATCCAAGTATGAACTTGAAGACAATACTCAGGGTAAACAAGAACTTGCTTGTGTAGGAGATAAGTGTGAAATATGAATTTAGATAAAGATATAACAGGTCAGAAGCGAAAGATGGGTCGTAATGCAGGATTAAAAAGTGACGGTACTCTAGATAGTGTACACTCTGTGAGTGGTACAGAATTACAAGAGGGTAGTGTAGTAGCTAGAACACAAGTTCCTGATATGCCAGACTCAAAAGGTCTAGCCAACACTGAAAGAAGTAAATTTAATAAAAGTAATAAAGGTTACTGAATATAACTTGATAGCACTAAAGGTTTCTTGTTCAAAGACAGTGATAGTTTAACTTCACCTGTGTTAAAAGATATTTTTTTAGATGTAAGTCTGTGATTTCCTTTTATATCTTCTTCATCAATATCTAATCTAACTATAGAACCTAATCCTATATAATGTCCCTTATTAGCTTGCACAGTTATTTCATCAGTTTCACGGTTGTGTAATAAAACTTCTTTTATGCCTTGTGTTCTGGCATCATTCCTATCTTTAAATTTACCACTTATACTTCTACTAACACTACCTTTAGGTTCGCTTGAAAAGGTAAAATCTGCGCCTTCTCCAACCGCTCTTGTCGAGGGTACTCTCCTATTATTTTTATAACTAACTAAACCATTAGAAAAGCTTAAATTTAACGAAGGTGTTTCTGTTATCTGTTTTTCTTTCTTAAATGTAATATTACTTTTTAGACCATCATCAATCATATCAATGAGATATGTAAGTGGTTTTTCTATATCTGAATCATCTATAGCATCTTTTAATTTTTTAGTTACTATTTGATATGGAGAAGATGGTTCTTTTGTCCTTTCTCCTGTCATAGATACAATAGGATTAGTATCTCTAAGACAATCTAAACCAATCAATGTTTTATCTGTGTTAATATCATCCTCTATTAATTTATGTAAAAAAGATGCTAAACTATATCCATCATAATTATTATCATCTGTTAAGTGTACTAATCTACTAGTTTGACCTGTTAATAACATTCTTGGGTCTATCGCCTTTATGTTAGTCTCTGTGTCATTAGGTGTCACTTCTTTAATAAATCCCCTAAAAATAGGTACACCATCATCTGCTCCATAATTGAGATATACTTTTAACTCTTTATTATATAATCTGTGATTTTGAAAGTCTGGGTCTGTTATCTTACATGTACATAAGTTAGCCTGACTGTTACCTGAGAAAGTTATGGAACCTGACATACCTTTTGTTATATCTTTATCACCTATAACTAATCTAGGTTTATAATAAGTATTTTCCGTCATCTACTAACGCTCCTCCGATAGATATCTTATCAGAATTAATAGCACCAGTAGAACTCAATTCTAATACGTGTGAAATATTCATTGTAACTGCCCACTTTGGGTACATGTTCCCTGCTGGGTGGTCTTCTGTAACTTGAGATATAATACCAAAGAATCTAGTTTTTTCTCCACTTTTATGTTCTACATCTAAAAATACAGGAGTTGCATTCTTTTGGTATCCTACTAAAGTTTTTCTATAATCATCCGAACTTCCTAAATCTATACCACCAAATCTAACACTGCCTCCTCCTGCACCAATTTTTCTTATATCTGCTTTACCAAATTTATCCTCTACAGATATAACCTTTGAACTTCTACCAAAAGATATAGATTGTGCAATTGCTATACTATTCAAAGATACATGGTGTGGGTCTTCTATTTTTATAAGTTGAGAATGTGAGTTATTATATGGCCAAATATTTTTACACACTATTTTGTGTTCATTATTGCTAGTGCCTTTAACTCCTATAGACATTAAAAATCCATAAGCTCCTGCTGAACCAATATTTCCAGTAGTCCATAAATCTTTAGGAGCAACAGCTGAACCTTCATTCCCTTCTTCTTCAATTGGTCCGTTCCAATCGCCACCATCAACATCTGTGTAATGTCCTTTTTTCCAATCATGAGGCATATTGAATTTTATACTTCCAGAAACTTGTAATCCTTGTGTTTCATCTATTATTTCTAAAGGATACCAAGTAGAACCATTACCATAAAAGGCTGTAATTACTACTGTTGGTGGCCAGTTTGATTCTCCAACTACATTAGTATTTTCCATTCTAAAAAATATTCTATCAAATTTATCAGTTTTAGCAATAAAAATATGATTTCTTGGATGGTCTGTTATAGCTGACGAATCGGCTAAAGGTTGTCTTGTAATATCGCCTCCAAAAACGGTAGCTGTATCGTCTATATTGTTTAGAGACCTATCAAGCCAAGTTGCTGTAACTTCAGTATCTCTATTAGAATATAACAATAAACCTCTAGATTCTAATTCAGAAGGCATCTCTACAGCAGCTGCTGTGTAAGATGTATCATCGAAATGTTCTATAGCAGAGTATGTTAATGTGTCTAAAGCCGTACTATCTGTAGCGTCGGTCATATTATCTTTAACTTGTAATCTTGGTAATCTATAGGTTGAATAAAATCTACTATCACTATCTACAGAATCTCCGATTCTATTATAACTATAAGATAATTCTTTTGTGCCAGTTGCACTAAAGGTACCACTCATCAAATCAGAAACACCATCAGCGTCAACGGCTTGAACTGCTCCATCATTATTAAGTTTATCTTCATCAAAATTATAAGTAGATATAGAAAGATTAGAAGCTCTTGTAAAACTTTCTGTTCCATCTAAATAAACGACATTTTTATCCTCTATTTCTACTATAGGGTTTCCATTAGAAAGAACTGCAATAGTTTTATCATTAGTTTCAGATGGAGCGGTGTTATGTAATACAGTAGAAGATACACCAGCGTCAAAAACATTTATATATATTCTGTCAGTGTCTGCTAATTCTGTAGCATTGTCTAATTCTACTCTTACTAGTTTTAATGCGCTTGCTGTTAGGGTAGGTGAACCTGCTCCTGCTGTTTGTTGAGATAGGTCTAATTCTTCATTTCCTGCTGTAGATTCAGAAGCAACGCTTACTGCACCTACATCCATCATAGTAATATCAAAGTAAGGGTCGTCAGTACCTGCGACGCTTCCAGTTAAGAAAGGGAATTTCATACCAGCTCCCGCATCTCCACCATCATTGGCTGCAAAGGCAGATTGCAATTCTGAAGTTACAGAGTCTTCTGCTCCTGAACCATGTGAATTTCCTACTCCTACTGTAAAGGCAGAATAGCCTGTTGGTACTGTAGCACCAGTAGGTGCCGCAGTTTTTTCTGAAGTACTATTATCCATAAATACTCTACAGTGGTAGTTACCATTAACATCTCCTGTACTTGAACTTTCATAATGTATATCCATATATACGTCGTTTATTGATGACCACCAGACATCCCAGTTTGGAGGGGTTCCACCGGCTATGAATTCATTGACATTTATACGTTGTACAGCTTGTACAAGGTTAGCAGTAAAATTACCAGTAGGTACACATTTAGTAGCCAGTTCTTGACCAGTAAGTGTAGACCAATCATCAGCTATAACGCCAGAAAGTATTTTATTAGTACTGCTATTATCTAGAGTATGTTCTCTTATAGCACCTTTACTATCTTGTAGTGTAAATTTAATATTGGGTTTAGTGCTTGCAGAGGTTGAACTGTAAGCATATAATAATGGATAGTTAAAACTACTCTTAATAAAATCATTATCTATACCTGAATAAATACGTTTCTTGTCAGTTTTTAACACACCTATAGGTGGTAAATTAGCTGGTAAAAAACTATTAATACGGTCACTATCTGCCTTTTCTTCTGTTACATTAGAAAATTCATTTTGTCCTGCTGAGAGTGTGTTTTTTTCTAATTGAGAATATGCATTTAGTGAAGAATCATTAGTATACCATTTAGAAATGTAACCATCTATACTTTTAACTCTTATAAGAGGAAAGAAATGTTTATGTTCAGTATAAATGTGTGATGTTATAGCTACGGTGTCTGGTGTTTCAAATTTAATTATTTCTATATTGGCCTTTTCTGGAGAGTTATCTTCTCCGTCATCCCAGTCTATGTGAAATTCTAAAACAGGTTCATTAGCTTCAAATCTATAATAGAATTTTTTATAAATGTAAAATGGTATATCTTCTGCTGCTACGTTTGCTATAATACCTGCATGACCAGATATTGCTGCAACAGGGTCTATACGTCCTGTAGTGCCGTTTGCTATAGCATTGGCTTCCGTATTGTATACTTTAATTATTTCATTAGCCATATTAACTTGTATCTAAAGCGAATGCTGCTTTCCTCCATGAAACTTGTGACGAAGACGCTACTTCTTTTTCTGTAGAACCTCTTATATTGTGATAATCTTTTATAAATAATTTAGCTGTGTTACTTTTAGATTGTGCTAACGATTGTCCTGATACTAATTCAGATAATGGTTTTGTAAACAAAAACTCCGTAACGTTAGGAACTACTGGATAAATACATTTTTTATAGACTACAACTTCTTCAATTCTACCATCAAAACCATAATTACCAGATGTAGATGCTGACCTTCCTATGTGTAGAGAAGCATTTCCTCCATTTATAACTGTACCAGTTTGCCAATTATTGGAAGTTCCGGCAGCTAACGAAGGACCTGTCATATCTTCTAACTTACCATTTACAAATAATTTAACATTTCCTGATTTAAGAGTTGTATCAACAGTTAATATAATAGACGTAGGTGTTTCGCCATCTGTTACTATCACAGAAGAACTTGTTAAAGTAGCATTAACTACTGGAGAACTTTTCATTACTACCACTGCTTCTATTTGTTTAGATGCATTTAAGGTTATTTTAAACTTTTCCTTAGTATTATCATCATACTGAGATATTATAATATTTTCTCCACTTATATCTGCATCTGGCACTATATGTGCTACTACTGACATTTCGGTTTGTGTATCAGCTGTACCATCATAAGTTGGGTCCGCTGCTGGACTTGGTGTGCATGTAACTACATTATTAACCCCATCAAACCGTAAGCAGTTTCCAGCTAGTCCTTCCACATCATATAGAGCTCCAGTAATAGTAGTAGCATGTCCTGATATTTTTTCTACAGGAGCAGAAGCTGCTGTACCATGTGAACCAGACTCATTAAAAGGATAGTGTATAACTGCATTAGTATACTGATTTGCAATATTTTTATCATCAACTATAATAAAACCATACCAAGCATCTTTGTTTGGGGAAGACCATTTAAATTTAGGATAGAACGCATTTTCTTTATCAGGTTGTATATTAAATTCTGGTTTTTCTAACATTTCATCTTCAAAAACTGATAACATGTAAGTTTTGTTAGTTCCTGTTTCTGTGTCTATGTTTATTTTAAAAGATTCTGCTGGGTCGTCTGTACCTATTAGTATTGGTACGGTTTCAGAAGTTTCTATACTATCTGTAGATATTATACCCGATACATCTATTTCTTTGTATTTAGATACATCATTTTGAATATTTAAAGCTAAAAATCCAGCATGACCTCCTAAATCTTTTTCATCATCAAAACCACCAAGACCATAGTCTTTAAGACTGACAATGGATTCTTCACTATCTTCAAATGCTTCTAAATTCCAATTGTTTATATAATTACCATCATTAAATAAAGATTCTCTAAAAGTAGCTCCTAAGTTTATTGTATCTGTTGTGATACCTACTACATTTTGATATGACTTTTCTGGTAATAATTTTTTAGTTATGTTTTGATTGTTACCTCGTATAACTGTAGCCTCAAAAGTTATAGAACTACCAGTATAGCTGGCAGAAAGGGTTATTACGTTAGTGCTTGTGTCAACACCAGCGATATATGTAGATGTACCCTTAACAGTCATATAAGCTTTTATCCCATCTGTATCAGAAACAGTTATACTATTACTACCACTACCTGATGATATTGATTTTGTAACTTCTCCACCTACATTTGTGATTTCAAATACTAACCAAAATTTCTTTGGGGAAATCATTAATTCATGTTTATTTGATTCTGTTACACCGTGTGGTGTGTCAAAGTGTAATGTAGTTGTGCTTCTCCTAGCGAGTTTAATAGTTCTTGGTTCAAAAGTAGGACTGGCGTGTGAATCTCCATGTTTATATACAATATATTCAGTATCTCTTGGTAAATCGAATATACCGGGTTCATCTACTGTTATAGTTTTACTATCTTCTATTAGTAAAGGTCTAGCTGAAGTAAATAAACATTCTCTCTTTTCTGGAACTGCTACATGATGTATAGATGTACCACTAGCAATAGTTGAAATTGTTGTTCCATATTGATTCCTTTCTATTGTTAATGCAGCAGGTGTAAAGTCTCCATCTCCAGCAGTGTCTGTAATAGCTGTCACTTTTATTACTTCATTACCACCAGCAGCTTTAATATATTGATTGACTGTAAAAACTTTACCATCTGCAACATTCATTGTTAAATCGTCAGCCCCATTTTCTAACTCAGTTGAATTAGTAGTTCCCGAGGCTGTAGTTCTAGTGTCAAAATTCCAAGTTAGTATACCTTTCTGTGTGAATCGGTCTATCTGTCTGGCTGTATCGGAGCCTATGGCTAATTCGAAGCCATTACTATCATTTCCAACTTTTAAACCTCTATTAGTATAATTAGGCGTTCCATCATTATTGTCGAAGAAAGGCGAAACATCACTTGTGCCACCGTTTGTATAACCAGCATGTTCATTAGTGCCAGTTACTCCTTGAGTTCCAGTTGATGCATAACTTTGTGTCAATTTTTTCCTACATTGTATACCATAATCTTCTACACTAGAAGAAAAACCAGCTCTAACGTGTGAAAATTCACTGTCTGTATTAGTTATTATTTTATCTGTTATCGAAGAATTTATTGTTCTAAACTCATTCATCAAAACATTAGTATCCGACGAACCTGATGAAATATTTGAAGCAAAACCTAAATCTGTAAAATTATCAAAACCTAAACAAATATAACTGTTAGCATAGGCTTGACTTCCGTAAACATTAGTTGGAGTAGTATTATTTAAAGTATAACCAAATGGTATAGTTTCTACTGTAGCAGGTATTTTTAATCTTTTAGGAATTGAATTATTTTCGTTTGGTGTGGCATTTTGGTGTTTTATATTAAAATTTTTAAATGATATTGCATCTATATATGCAGATATTCTCATATCTTCTGAGGCAGATGTAACTTGAGAATCAACATTGAATTGGGCATCGTATAAAAATGGTTCACCCTTGTCGTAATCTTTATCTTCATCTGTAGATATAATTAACCACCCATCAGTTGTTAAACTAGTGTTATGACTAGCTACTCCCGTCTCAGATGAAACAGTTGCAGTGCCTGTTACTGTTCTAACAGAAGTACCGGGTTTTACTAAATGGAAAGGAACACTTCTCAACTGCGCCCCATCTTGAACTTCAGAAGCAGATGCATTTGCTTGAACTAAACGGATATTCTTTTTAGTTCCATCACCACCACCATTTCTGTGTTGTGCAAAAACAAGACCTGTTTCATAATTATTATAAGTTGTATTAAATTTACCTTTTACAGCTTGATAATTATTTTGCCAAATTGTCATATATTTTGGCCAATCTTCTCGATTAGGTACTTTTAATTTTCTTGTGGTATCACTTGCGCTAGGATATAAAGATTTAACATTTACTAATGTATCTGGAGTTTTTATAACATCCCCACTTTTTGCATCGTATATTGCATAATTTGCTCCCATTAATTCTGGGTCAACTTGGAAAGCCATTCTTAACCAATTATTTAAAGCTCCATCTTCTATGGTTGTAGGTTGATTCATAAAACATACTTCTCCTAAAACATCATCTGTCCTAAAAGATATATCATCATAGGGTGCTGCTGCTGCTGCAAAATTGGTAGTAGAAGTTCCACCAAAAGCTTCTAAATTATAAAATCCAAAATTTCCATCGTGGTTAACAAATGCTGTTCCAAAGAAAGATTTAGCTGTTGCGATTGCTCCGTCTCCTGACACAGCTACTCCAGTTTCTTCTGAACCATCTTTAGTCCAAGTTGGGTTGAAATATGTAGCATTATCAGTATCAGCTGTTGTGTCACCAGCACTTCCAACAGACGGTAAGTGTTTTTTAACGTACATAAATAATGAATCTTCTAAAGCGGGAGCCTCTGAACCAAATGTAATTACTATAGACCTATTAAGTCTGTATCTCCACGCACAACTAGTATCATCACCAGTGCTTCTTGCTCCACCTAATGCACTAGCGTGATTTTCAAATCTAACTAACATAGGTGCTATCTCTTCAAAATTAACATCAATTTCTATAGTTGGTATAGGTGAATGCGCTCCTGCTGCATTTCTTTCTTTCCTGTTAGAATTACCAACTTCAACAGGCATAGGTACTACTTTACTAGCGAAAGATGTTTGTTGTAGCGCTGAATATTCTAACTCATTACCACTAGTATCTTTCATTTTGGGATAAAAGGGGTTAGATGTAGAATTGTTTCTGTGCATGTATAATGAATCTAAATGTAAAGAAAAACCACCAGTTAATACATTTTTACTTGAAAAAGCAAAATTACTATAAGCTTCTCTGGTGTGAGTAGTCACATCTCCTCCTGAGATGTCTGTTTTAGTTCCTCGGAAAGTTTCTGCATTACCTACTACATCAAAAAAAGTATTATCTGTGTTTATTGTTTGAACTTGCTCTTCAGGTGGTATTTCTATTGTAACTTCGTGATTATATTTAATTAATTTTTGGTCGTGCGACTGGCCATGAGTCTCACCTTCACCAATCCAACTTCCAACATCTTCTTCTATCCAGAACTCATTATTACGATGCCACCATAACTTTTTTTCTTTTATACTTTTCCAACCGTTATTACCCATCTGGCGGGTCTTTTCAATTTTATATATTTCAGTACCATCATCTAAAGTTTGTCCATATCTATTATGGTGGGTACTTGCTGTTACTGTTTCAAAGTCTGAATAATCTGGTGTAAAGTTTCTTCCATATTGATACCCATCAGCCTGACTTAAGTATGGACCAACATGTTGTGATACTACAGCATTAGTAGCTGTTTCTACAACATCTTTTGATGAACTTCCTGCTCCTGAAAAATCTTCAATTGTATAATCTGATGATTTAGCAGTGTGAAAAGCACTAAATTGTGTAATATTGCTATTTGTAACTATACTTCCTGCGGAATTCTTTCCACCTTCTCTGTTTCCTATAGGAGTGTTTATTTTAAAAGCTTTAAGACCAGCACTACCAGCTGCTTGGCCAGAAGTTATCGAGTTAATGTATAAACCTAGTTTAGCACCTACCAATTCTCCCCCACCAAAAGTAGGTTGTGCAGCTGTATTATAATCTGCTATAAAGAGAGAAGTTGTTTGATTACCACCTACAGTTCCTGATTGAATATCTGTGGTAGTTTTATTATTATCAAATAAATCAGCATAAGTAGCATTTGGCATTATCGTGTAATCTGGTACCGTTCTTCTAAAAAATTTTGCTGCCATTAAATTCCTCCTATATCATTATTCTTTCTTATCGCTGTTGGTAGTACTTCACTTATCTTTTGAGCGAAGTTGTCTGAATCATATACATCACCGTGTATATTTAAAGTTATGCCTGAGTCGCTACCACCGCCAAGCATATTTTGAGTTTTAGGTATAACTGTTTCTCCCTTTTGTAATACAGCTAAACCATGGTCTTGGGTATAACCACCCATATCATACATACGTTTCTGCATGAATCTACCACCTGTATCCATAGTGACAGCGCTGTAATCAGTATCTGGTACATCAAAATCTGACGGCTTAGGTGACATAAGTGATTGCATCATAACGTTAAATCCAGCACCCATAGCTGCCGAAGCTAATATCATCCCATAAAACTCAGCACCAAAATCTTTCCAACCCATAGTTGCAGCACGAGCAGTATTCATAGCAATAGCAAACCCCATAAATGCTCCACCTAAAGCACCTATAGCTGCTGCCATAGCTGGTGAATCTTTAGCATACTTCTGTGTTAATATTGCCACACCCATCATAGCCATTTGAACACCCATTTGACTTAAAGCTAAAGCCTTAAATGAAGATACTAACCCTGCTTTTGACCTTGCTAATCTTGAATCTCCTTGAATTTCAAGTTCCTTATCTACTATACTTTGTTTTACTAAATGGCCGTTCTTCTTTCTCCAACCAGTTTCTGTTTTAGTAACAGTAATTAATCCCTTCGCTCCTTTGATTTGGCGTTCTGTTCCAATAGCCTCAGCAGTTCTTGCTTGTATAGATTTTAATAATCCTTCGTAATTTTTAGCTAACAATGCTGAATTTATAGGTAATAATGAATTCATCAATTTAAATTGTACAACAGCTTCTAAAAATCCTGCACCAAAAGCATCCATTAACTTAGCAATAATCTTCAAAGGGACTGCAAAAGCGTTTAATAAACCTACCATACTATGACCTTCTTCTGCAAAATCTTTCATTATATTAACTGCAAGAATTAATAAATCTTTAGCCACTCTTAAAGAACCAATAACAAAATTTCTAATTACCTCTCCCATATCAGTTAATGCTACAGAACCATCAGCCATAGTTTCGACAAAAAGATTCTTTACAACGTCTACAATTCCGTGTACTTCCATAGCAAACACATTAAGGAATCCTGCTTCCTGTCCTATCTTATCTGATAATATAAATGGAGCAAGTAATGCGTTCTTAACTACCTGTATTTGATTTGTTAAAGATTCTTGCTGAATCATAGCCATTTCATGTGCAGACCCAGAAGCATTTTCTAAATTATTAACTGCTGCTGTAAAATCGTCGGCATTCTGAACTAAGTGAACAAAAGCAGTAGCACCACGAACATTTAAATCTTCCATCAAAGCAATCATAACATCCATGTCAGTAACACCATCTCCCATAACTGATTGGAATTCTTGGGCTATGTCAGTAAGTGCTTTCATGTTACCATTGTTATCCATAATTTCTACACCTAGTCTTCTGAAAGCAGAAGCATTATCTTCAGCGTGTTGAGCAAACTCGGCTAGGGCTTGACGTAGACCCCTACCTGCAATACCTGCCTCTAAAGCACGATTAGTAAGCACTTCAAGACCACCTAATAGCTGGTCAATGCTTTGCCCTGTAGAGATAAAGAAAGGTAAAGCGAACTTAATAGAGCTTGCTAAGTCATCCCATTCAATAAGAGACTTGTTAATAGAATGAGCGAATTTATCTGTAACCATAGCTGCATCATCGAAAGTCATGTTGAAACCCATAATGGTCTGTGTGGTTAACTTAGCCAAAGTGTTGTGGTCACCTTGAACAGCCATAGATAATTTCAAAGTGTGATTTAACATTTCCATAGCTTGTCCAGCCTCAACACCAGCCGAAGCGTATTGGTATAAACCTTCAGATGCTTTGGTCATTTCAATACCAAATTTAGTACCGAATTGGACAACTTGGTCACTTATACTAAAAAGTGTAGCGTCAGTTTCTTGCCAAATAGAATTAGCATTGATTAATTCTTGTTCAAATTGTTGGAAAGAATTAACTACTGACATTAGTTTAAAATTCAAAGCTGCAATAGCTGCTGTTCCTATCACAAAGGCATTTCTTAAAGTACCACTTACTTGTGCAGCCGCATCATCTATATGTCTAGAATATTCTTGCATAAGACGATTTTGTTCTTTAAGTTGTTGAATGGCCTTAGCGTCACTTTCGCGTTTTTGTTTATCTAGGTCTCGTTCTTTTTGTTTATTTTCACGTACTACTTTACTTGCTCGTATTTCTTCGCCAGTGAGTTCAGAATTGAGACGTTTTAATTCTCGTAATAATTGTCTGTCGGACTCTTTTAAGTTCTTCTCTTCTTCTAAACTTTTTATAACTCTTTGAAGTTCAGCATCTTGTGTTTTGATAACTTTGTTGTTAGCTGTTTGTTCTTTTCTTAAATCTCTAACTAACATTCTTTGTTTTTCATAGCCCTTAGAAGTTTTTTTCATTCTGTCTAATTTTGCTTTTTCTTGGGCTAACTCACCCTTTTTACCTGAAAGAACCTTTTTTCTATCTTTAGCTATCTTTAAACTTTTCTCTGCTAACTCACCTTCTTTTGTTAAAGATTTAATAATATCATCTCGTCTTTTCATACGAGTATCTAAATCATCTATAGCAGCCTTTCTTTGTTGTGCATCTCCTTTAGCAAAACCTTCCATAACACTTGCTGTGTCTGTACCAGTAAATTCCATTCCTAAATCAGAGGCACTGTCAGCAAACTGACTTAGTGAACTATCCATAGCTCTTAAGTTAGCACTGAATTTATTTTTATATTCATCTAATTGAGAAGTATCTATTTTACCAGCCGCTAGTGCTGCTTCAGGTGATAATGGTTTCATTTGTTCAAAAGCTGCTGTTGCTTTCTTAGCTGCTGCACTTCTAGTTTTTTCTAATTCATCAATAACTGATTTACTATTATCTCTTAATTTTTTTACAGCAGTTGCATGAGCTTTTTCTCTTTGGGCTGCACCATCTTTAAAATTACGAAGAGCTTGAAGATTGACCATCTCACCAGCAGCTCGTATATCCGATAGAGCTCGGTCTCGGGAACGTCGTCCGACGTAAAACTCTATACCATATGCGATTGCTGTTTCTCTAGCCATCTATCTAAGACCTTTTATTTCTGTTGCCCTCGCTCTTTGTCTTTTCTTTCCTAATTTCCTATCTAACCTAGCTTTAGCCTCCATGTGTTGCATGTATTGAGACCTCACTTGAGGTTTAGTTTTTGCCATTTCTGATACGTCTTCAGATGTATAACCATCAAATGAATGTACTTCAGTGTATTCACTATAGGCTGCCATCAGACCTTCCAGTTCAATTCTTGGAGTTGTTTTTATATCGGGCCAACTCATACCTAAATCTTTCATTAGTGGGATGTAGAGGCACACCGCATCAGGTGTGTTCTGCACCCAATCTAAAAATTTACAGATTCAGATTCGGTTCCCATTACCTTAGCAGATATTCTGTACTTTAATGAAGTTGGTAACTTTGACCATACTTCACTGTCGATAGAAGCGCCGTCTGGGTTTTTCTCATTGGCTTTCTCTATCATTTTAAGAATTTTCTTATTAGCTAATTCTGTGTAATAAGCATTCTTTTCTTCTTCGGTTTCACCTTCGTCTGGTATGACCATCTTAGGTTCTTCGGATTCAACTAGTTCACACCATTGAATCATAACTGACTTACCTTTGTAATCCAGTTCTTCAGATTGTACTTCATCTGTTAAAGCTATCAGGTCATCCATTGACCACATTTCTACTTTTTTTTCTGCCATATCTAATTTCCTTTCTCAGTGAGAGGGGCCGTAGCCCCTTCACTAATTGTAAGCCCCTATATAAAGCTTACTCTTCTTTCTTTTCTTCAGCTTTTTTAGCTGGAGCTGCGGAAGGATTTTTATCCTTCCAAGCTGCAATTCTTATTTTTGCAGATTCAGCATTATATGTTTTATTATAATACTCTTCTGCATCCTTCAAATTATCAAATTGTGCCATATTTAATCACCTTACATTAATGTGGTAGCTGTTTGTGTAATTGCTACACCAGCGTACTTTGAACTTGATTTAGTTCCATTGTAAATAAATGGTTTAACTTGTGAAGTCAAAGAAAATGTTTCTTCGTTAGCGGTTTCATTAGACAACGTATGTCCGTATTCCATGAAGTGACAGTTTGGTATAACCAAAACTTCACCGTCTCCAGCACCTTCTGAAGATTCTGGTTTAAGTTCTACGAAAACTCTGTATCCGAAACATTGTTTTGC